GGTAGACAAACTCACCGCCCAGATTGCAAAAGACCAAGCCCAGGCCAGCGAAACAGCCAGAGAAAACGAAAGGCTCATGTCCCGCAGCCTCGCCACCATCGCCACCACCCACCAAAAAGAGCTACAAGATGAAAAATCCAAACGCGACCAGTTTATTGCTGACGTGCGCACTGGCACTGTGCGCCTGTCAATCCCCGTCCAGGCTTGCAGCACCAGTGTCAGCCCAAATACCCCCGCTAGCCCCAGCAATAGCCCAGAAGCGCGAGCCCAACTTACGCCAGAGGCTGGAGCAACTCTTGCAGCCATCGCCGCAGACGGCGACGACGCCATCCGCCAACTAAACGCCTGCATAGACAGCTACCACACCATCAGCACCGTCATTAATACGCAGAGATAGCATGTACAAACCCAACAGCCTGCGCGCCCATTTAACCGCCGCCATCGCCGATCTACAGCGCAACCCAGACAAACTCCTCGTCTTCGCCGACAAAGGCAGCCTGCACACCACCCGCACCGCCTCACGCTCGTTTGAATACGCCTACGTCCTCAATATCATCGTCACCGACTACAGCGGTGAAGAAGACGCCCTCATCGTCCCCCTGCTCGATTGGCTGGCAACCCACCAGGCAGACCTGCTGGGCAACGACGACAAAGCCAAAGGCATACGCTTCATGGTGGACTTCAACAACCACAACAGCGTTGACATCAGCCTGGAGATAGACCTGACAGAGCGCGTCATCGTCAAACAAACCGGCACCCGGCTAGACATCACCCACGCAGGCGAAGTCACCCCCACCCCAGACTACACCGCCCCCTGGTGGCAACTCTACAACGGCACCACCCTGCTCGCAGAGTGGCAGGTGCAACCCATCCCACCCGTATAGCGCAACACCATGCAAGACGACCTCACCGCGCTGGAGACATGGGCCAGCACCCTCCTGGCCAGGCTAGACCCCGCCGCCCGCCGCAAATTAACCAGCCAGATAGCCCAGGATTTGCGACGCGCACAGCAACAACGCATCAAAGCCCAGCAAACACCAGAAGGCACTCCATACACACCAAGAAAACCGCGCAAAGCCTTACGCAGCAAGAAAGAGAGAATAAAAAAGCAGAAGGCCGCCATGTTCGCCAAGCTGCGCACTAACACACACCTCAAAACAAAAGCCGACGGCAATGACATCACCGTCGGCTTTTTTGGGAGGGTTGCACGCATAGCGCGTGTGCATCAGTCTGGCTTGAATGACCGTGTGGCTAAGGATGGGCCAGAGGTCACCTATGCAGAACGCCGCTTGATAGGTTTCAATCAAACAGACAAAGAGACGATTCAGGAATCAATCCTGAGTCTTATTCGAAGTTAGAACTTATAGCGCAAGATCGTGCACGCGGCCATCATCTTCCACAATTCTTGCCATGGATATTTCTGTCAAAATAAATCCGGTTTTATCTGCATCCTGGCGAACTAAGCCCCTCAACTGTGCCTTATTCACATAGGAATAGCAGTTGCCACACAGTGAACCTAAACTACCTTCCAGGACAGTCACAAAGTTATCATCAATAATTTTGATTACTTTACCTCCGATTTGGCGAAAGTGTTCATCCATATGTTCATCACTACTAAAAAGCAATATTTCTTCAGCATTCTTCCCGCCTTCAATTAAAAAAGTTTTCAGATTGCGCCAACCAAATCCAACAAAAGTACCTTCCAGCAGAACTTCTTTATCTGGACTGATATTTTCCGAAGTCATTTTTTCCATCGCCTTTTAACAAATAACTGCATCTATAAAGTAAGTTGCAGCATAACCCAGACGGCAACGGGCTGGAAGTGGGGTTCTATGGCCGCTTAGCCCGTTATGCGCGGGCGCATCAATTGTGATGGGCACGCATCACTCAATTTGCTGCAAAACTATGCAATCAATTTCAGGAATACTTACACTTATGTTAAATTACTATCTTCAATAAATGACATAACTACCATTCGAAATAGGAACAAATTGATGAAAAAAATACTTATTCTCTGCGCGTTAATCGTTGGCTGCCAATCGGTCAGCCCGGTGGTGTCTATTGGCAAGGATACCTACATGGTGGGTGCAAATTCGCGTGGGGGATTTACGTCTGACGCAGAAGTTACCGCGCTAAGTGTGCGGCGAGCAGCAGAGTGGTGCGAAGCGCAAGGCAAGCAAATGGAACTGACCAACTCAACCAACTCTGGAACGCAAGGTTGGACGCCGCAACAGTCCCAAGTTATGTTTAAGTGTATTTCTAAATAAAAAGAGACACTGCCGCCTTGAAATACAACTGATGTGCGATTACGTCACACTAATCGCACCTACGCGTGCTCACGCTCCAGCTAGCCCAAGACCTGCGCCGCCAGCAACAAACCCGCATCCAGGCACAACAAAACCCAGACGGCACCACCTACGCACCGCGCAAGCAACGCAAAAACATAAGGGGCAAACAAGGCCGCATCAAAAAGCAAAAAGCCAGCATGTTCAACAAGCTGCGCACAAACACCCACCTCAAGGCAAAGGCAGACGGCAACGGGCTGGAAGTGGGTTTCTATGGCCGCGTAGCCCGTATTGCGCGGGTGCATCAATACGGGCTACGGGATAGGGTTGCGGCGGGTGGGGGTGAGGTTCAGTATGAACAGAGGCGGGTTTTGGGGATGAATTCACTAGAATCAGTGATAAATTCGCAGCTATTCATTTGTTATTGAAACTCACTTAGCTGATTGTATTTTAGTATTCCGTTCAAATATTAGTCTCTTTTTCTCTTGTGCGGAAAGAATAGCGTTGGCCTCATTGACCATAATAGTAATCTTCTGTGAAATCAAATCAAATGCACGACGAAACTCACTAGTTCCGCGATATGAAATTATCGCTAGAATTGGTACTTGCAGTTCTTCTGTCTCCGAAAACGTGAAATTTGCCATACCCTTTAGTTCTGCTAAAGTAAGTTTCTCTGGAGCTGCATCCAGAACTGCTTCCACTATGTTTTGAAAAAACATTTCCTTGAAAAAGGAAGTGGATCCCATAACTGCCACCCCTAGCCGAAACTCAAAAAGATCCTTGTCTGATTTCTCGAAAAGCGCTCGTAATTGTGGTGCAATAGCCTGAATTGCTTCATTTATGCTTTTGTCGGAATTCCAGTCTATTGACTCGATTATTTCGGTTCGAAATGCATTGAGTTCCGGTAGAGTAAACTCTCGTGCAAAACGGATTGAGTCTATCTCTTTCAAGAATCTCAAAACTTGATTCCAACTTAACTGCTTAATAAACTGCGATTTATAAAAAATCTCAGCCACATCATCTTCGCTATGCTTGACAAAAGCAGCAGCATAATACTCTAAGATACTCATGTGAAGAAATGTCGTTCTATCAATCCCCTCTTCAAGCATCAAACATGTAATTTTTACGATGTCATGCTTAAATTTTTGCTCGTCACAAGAACAATGAGTTACGTATTCAAGAGCACTTTCAAAAGCGATTGTGAACTTTTCTCTTGATAACGATCTACCAAAGCCATTTTGAAGCACCATAAAGCAAAACGCTTCAAATAAAGATTGCAACTTACGCTCTGACAAGCCTGACTGAAGTGTTCTCGTAAAGCCTGCTTTGAGTCGATCATGTGTAGTAAATACTACGTGGAACAGTTGTTCAAAGAACTCTGATAACGTCGAAGGGATCTCTTTTTCATACTCGTAAACTATTACAACAAGTGTTAGCATCAATGGCGTTGAGATTAATGTCGAAAGTCTACTAGGACCCTTCTTTATAGCTTCGCAAATTTCTAAGTTCTTAACAACATCAACACCAAGCTTTGACAAAAATGGAGCGAAGTCACTCTCTTCCAATTTACACAGATTAAAAACTTTGAAGCCAGCCAATTTCTGTATTTCGTTGTCTGGTCTAGAAGTGACAACAATTTGCAATCCGGGATAACGAAGAGCTAAATGCGAAATTTCATTAAGGGTTTGCACAATTAACGATTTATCCAATTCGTCAAATCCATCTAGAAGCAATACAAACCTTCCTGATTTCGCAAGATAATCAAAAGTCTTGTCATCCACATCAATATCAAAAGCCTCAAGATACTTATATATAGAAGTGAGCAACGTAAAACTCGACAGTAATGTACGCAATTCAATAAAAATTGGAATTCTCAAGGATTGATTAGTGCTAGCTTCTTTTATTGACAAATATCGAAGCAGCATTGATTTTCCTTGCCCGACGACGCCCTCAATGACGAGATTACCTTTACCAAAGCTACCAAGCTTTACTACATTCTTAAGAAGTTTTTTGGTCCTTTTTTCTTGTGAACTAACGTTAGGGGGGTAATAGAAATCCAATAAAGCCACTTCCTCTTCTTTACTCCAAATAGTTCTTACCATCCCCAGCTTGTAAATATTCATAGCTAATTTTTCTGCAAATCCACTTGCGTCCCAGCGTTTCAATCCGGTCACAGTTGCCTCTTTAGCGTTTTTATATAAGTCGGAAACTATCGGTGACAACAATTTAGCGCCTACAGTCAATAGCGCAGCAGTTCCAATTACCATTATTTGCTCCAATCAATTATTCAATACAAAGTGATCTCAAATACTTATCTCAATTTTTCCTCTAGTAACTTGTATTTTTAAAAAGTTACCGATTTAATCAATATTCTCTAAATAACAATTTATTTCTAAAATAGCAAAAGGAAATCACTTTCAAAAGCAAATTGTTGTTAATTGCTTACCACTACGAAACTTTAGTGTTCATAACCATACACATTGCCAAACCACCCATATCTGAGCTATCCTTACGGTCGGTGCTCAACACACCCTCAACTAGCGGTAACCCCATTACGTCCGACATCGGGGATTTTTTTCGTCCATAGGTTTCCTATGGTCGGGTAGTGCGCAACCATACAAGACCCGCAAGGGGAAAGTTGCGAGCCGTCTAGTTGCGGTGTTGAAGTACCCGACCACCCTCTCAACAAGGGTAATAATCAACATATCAACTAGGAGGCCATCATGGCTGCTCATACCCCTATTGCGTCTGCAATAGCTGCATCATCACAACCCTCTTTTGCCTTTTCCAAACTGCAAGACCTGCGCGCCAGCTTTGAACGCCTGCGCGGCCTGCA